AAGGCATCCGATATATTTATAACATAAAAACAAAAAAAGAGGAGCGGTATTTACCGAACCTCTTTATAAGGGTTTCCGACTTTTGTAGAGACCGCACGAAAAGAGTCTCATTTGTATTTAGTCAATATGTCTCATCCTATGACAATTAGCACAGAGAACTACGCATTTTGATAGTTCTTCATCAATCCTCTTTTCACTCCAACATTTCATTTGACGAACACCAAATCTTTCATCTTTTATAGTTGGATCTAAATGATGAAACTCCATCACTGGTCTTGGATATGACCTACCACAATCTATACAAGGCAAATCTTTTTTACCTCTTATATACTCTATTCTTTTTTCTCTTCTTTCCCTAATATCTTCTCTCATTGAGACCTCAATATGAGTCTCAATTATTTATAAAAAAAGAGACCCAGGGTGGGTCTCAGTCTTATTTATTGACCTTCTTCCTGGGGTTTGGTCTTCTTACCAATATTATATTTCTGCTCAAGGATCCAGTCTCCTTTATCAAAACTTGTCCAGAGGAATTAGTCGGTGTGCGGCATAAGCTTTCTCATGACCATTTCCATCCATCATTAAAGGAACAGCACCAAGAATAGTAAACTGAACTTTGTTGTCCATTTCACAGATGTTCATCCCTTTCATATCAAGAGATTTTTGGGCGTAGTTAAAGATATTAGAGTGAGCACACTCAATATCGGATTGCATGTCCTGAAACTCTTTCTTCAAAGTTTCGCGACTGCGTTGAGTGTCATCATAAAAAACAACATAAGTGTGACGACCAGATGCTCCATTTTCAAGCATGGTGCGAATGAGGCGAGCAGTATTCGTCATCCCTGGTTTGTAAAGGGCAAAATCAGGATCACTATTCAACTGAATACAAGGGTCAATACGATTTCCCTTTTCGTCCTTCATATCAGAACAGGTAGAAAGCCATTCCATCCAATCCTCACGGGTCTTCTTACGAACAATCTTCGCAGTGTCTCCCTCAGAACGTGTATAGATTGCGTTGACGATCTTAGTGATAGACCCACCAGCATTTGCTGGATAAATTTTTTCGATGTTCAATTCATCATACAACCAACGCTCAATGTCGGTTTTATTGCGGTTCAGAACACCATGATCAATACCGGTGCAACCAGCAACAATAAAATCTTCTTGAACAACACGACGTTGAACAGGGTGATAATTGCCAAGAATACCAGTATTAAGTTCTCCACGCTTACCTTCGGTAAGTGGAGAGCAGAGTGCAACGGGCATGTATCGAGCACCAAGTCGCATCAGAGCCAGAGCACGAGTTCGTGCTTCTTTGAGTTTGTGATCGGAGAATACAATACCAGGGAAGTAGTCAGTCAACCATCCATCCACACGGATGGAATTTTCCATGTCTTCTACAGCAGTCCCCGTATTCTGTTCGTCACGAACTCCGACATTAGTAAATTCATCATCATCTTCATTTTTGACACTAAGATCAAGCCAAATAAACTTAATCAAACTTGCGCCGTACTTTTGATGCATGTATGCTTGAACAGCGGGATTATCAGGATTCCACTTCTGTTCATAATCACTCAGGTTGACCTGAGTATTGAAAACTTGCTTTTCGTTGTTAACGGTTAAAATTGTCACTTGTTTGTGTTTGCCAGGGGCATAATGATGAGGACTTCGTTTGCCAGGGGCACTTGTCTCATCGTTTACTCATGTATTATACAGGTTGATTAGTGATCTTGTCAAGGGCCAACCTGTCTCCAAGAACTCGAACCATTAGATTTAATGTCCTTTGGTGAGGTCTTTGCTTCCAACCATACCACGGTTTTTTCTTTCCGTCAACATATGGTGGAGTCTGACTAACATGATAGTATTGGTCAGCAGTGATATCATACACCCTATCGGTGGTGGTGTCAACCAACCACCAATGTGCTTCGTCATGATAATCGATTGCAGTTCTCTGCTCAAGGACATTCGTATCCATTAAGTAGAAAAGAGCCTGTGAGGAATGATAGCAATGTCCAAACATTGGATTAGTCGCATTCTCTGCACGATATTTTTTAGTAACCAATTCTGGTGTTAGATTACTAGCAATCGATCCCATAACTGATTCAATCTCAGTCATAGGATATGGATTATAAGTTAATGTTCTAGTTTGAAATATTTTCTTGTCTTTATAACGATGACGTTCAATAGTTTTCATTCACTTTTTTGTGGTTTACTTTTTTTAGCTCCAATATTGTATTTGGTATCCAGTGACCATTCACTCTTATCCTTATATGATAAAACTTTGATTTGGTTTAGAGGTGCAATATCTTCTACTAAATTTGGACTGACAATTGAAATTAATCCCCAGTCAGCAAGAAGGCGTGAAATGCGATTACGACGTTGAACATCATTCAAAGTTAAATTCGCGTGCTTGCCATCGAGCGCGAACAACTCCTTAAAATGCACGATGAAATATCTTCCTTGCTTATGCAGGATATGGCAAGACTGATAGAGTTTCTTTTCCTTTCGAGATGCAACACCGATTCTTGTTAGTGTTTCTCTTACCTTCAAAAAATCATCAGGTTCACTAAGAAGCACTTCCACCATTTGATCCTGAGACCATTCGACTGTAGGTTCCACAGTAGTCATTTCATTCCTCCAACATCAAGTCGTTGTTTAATAAAGTTAATCTGTTCGTTTGTCAGAATTTTCAGAGCCTGAGATGCCTTCTCATTACTATAACCATAGTATTGTTTGACACATTCCAAATCCTGGACTTTATCCTTTCGGAGCCAAGGAGAGAACCTCTTTCTTTTCCTCAAAGTATTTAGATAAAAAGAATATTGCATATCTTTATCAAGAAAGTTATACCTATTCATTTCATTAGCGTACATGACACAATCAAGGTGCCCAGACAGACAACGATTAATAATATATGGAGGGTAAGAGCTAATGTTCTCACTTAGATCCTCTTTGTTGAAGTTGATTGAATTTAACCAGTCTTTGAGTTCCATTATCTAATAATTTGAATTTCATCATCATCTGTCCAGAGTTCGACTTTTGTTCTGAACCTACCTTCTGCTTTTAGTTTCTCATATCTCTTACCTGCTTTCTTCTTCCACCAAGAAATGATGTTCTCAAGATAAAACTTATCCCAGTTAGGACCACGAACTAACTCTTCCTGCTCACCTAAAATCACTTCCTTGACATTTGAGTATCCATATTCGCAAAAATATGTTCTCTTCTTTTGCGTTAAAGATAGTGCAGTTTTTATCACTGAATTAAACTGCTCTAGTTTTTCATTCATTCCACATTCCTTTAGAGAATTGCGAGTGATAGAAATCATCTTTGTTTGACGCTTCATCTTTTTAGAAGATGCTTTCTTATCAGTCAAGGGTTGATTATTATTCCATATAGTAAACCGATCGTGAAGAAGATGAAATGCTTCATCATGAAGAAGAGGTAAGAACTTGCTCTCAGTCAATCCCTTGTACCGCATGAACGGTTTGAGTCCATCATACTGTGAGGCATCTGTAGTAGACCCATAGAGAGATGTAGTTTCAAACAGAGCAATGTCCTTCTCAAAGACATCATTCAAGGTCTCACGAGCATAATGAGAGCAGCACAACAGAGCAAGGAGTTTACCTCCAAGGTAGTTATATCCAAAAGGTTGAGATGGCACAATCACAAATCCCATGGCTGCATGGCGATTGAAGATTGATAAATTGGGTGCTTGACCTAACCAGATGTTTCTTGGTTTAGAGTTGATAGTAGGAGATCCAAAGCGAATAAACCCAAGACAGGTCTGAGTTCTTTTCTCAAACACCATCCAACGCAGTTCTCTACCAGGGATATTACTTTCATTATTATGAGAGGATACTGCCCTTAACAGATTGACATAGTGTTCCTGTGGCATTGAATGCTGGAAGCGAGCACCAACAAATTTGATATCAAACTCCATCTCTTGCGGATGAATGTCCTCGTTAAAGAATTCATCATGAAGTGGTGCAAGAGAACTTGTGGTCTTGATTACTTCTTTCTTCACAAAACGCAGATAATCTTCAATATTTCCCATCTGAGAGAAATACTTGATGAATTCATCGGCAGCCCAAACTGCATCACTCTCGGATAGAATCATAGGTAGTTAGGTTCATCACTTTTATGAAGAAGAACGCCATCAACATTCTGAAGTAATTGTTGCACGTCATGATGCAAAATACGGTATCCACTGCCGACATATAATTGTCCAAATACAACTGATACTGTAGCAGTTCCCCAAAACAAATAATAGAATCTAGACTTTACTTGTGATTTAATCTTGTTTTTCATAATGTTTAATCAATCTTTCTGCTTGTTTTTTATCAATACCACAGGGAGCATTCTTAAGGCATCTGATAATAACCTCATTATCGCATATGGTAGGTTTGATTGTAAACCCCCACTTGTCAACTTCACCTTCTACAGGTGCTTCGCATGGATCGAATTCATGTGGCATTATTCAACACCTTGAGGGAAACTATCAATCTCAGTCAATTCATAATCCCAATCTTCCATAACTGTATTAGCAAGAAATCTATCAGAAAGCATTTCGAGTTCCTTCTCAGCATACTCTCTACTTTCTGCTTCCAACCAAACATCAACTACCTTACCCAATCTCAATTTCTTGATATCTAACTCGGACAATCGCTTACAGGCATCTCTCACAGCATTACCAGGAGAATCATCAACTTGCGATCTCAGACGAATGAACACTAGTGCTTTAAATTTCATTTGAATTCACACTCCACCATAATTTCAGTAAGACAAGCAAGCATATTTATTTCTTGATCCGCCACAAATGCCATTTGATACTGATACTTAGCAAGAGTAAGCACAGCAGCAGGAATACTATTCGGAACCATGGAATCATAACAAGCATCGTAAATACGACGCAGTAGGACAGCAGTATCATTGTCCAGGTTATTGACAACCCATTTACGTACTTCGGGAAAATCTTTTTCCTTAAGTTTCTTAACCAAGTCATTTACTTTTACATCACTAAAAGTTGCAAGAATGCCAGGATCAATAGTACCAGAAGAAGAATATCTCTGACACTCATTAAGAACACGTCTCCAATCTGGGAAGTGCTTATTAATAAGTTCTACCAGGACCTTGTTATCATATTTAACACCTTCTGTATCCAGGATTTCTTGGATACGTTTGAAGAATGAGGCTGCAAGTCCCTGTCTGTCTTTTCCCTTAATGGAGAATTCGACAACCGTTGTGCGGGAATGAAGTGGTTCGACAATTTTGTTTTTGAAGTTGCAGGTAAAGATGAATCT